GGGCACGGGAATCAGGCCAAGCCCATGAAAAAGGGCGGCAAACTGATGCTTTTAGATGCTTTAAATAGTTAACTTAGTTGACTTAGTTTAAGTATGGAAACTTTCGACTATCTGTTGACCAGGGCGCTAGAGGAGATGTTAGAGATCCGGGTAAATAGTCTTGCCTGCGGGGCTCCCACCGATTACCCGGCTTATTGTATGCTGGTGGGCGAAATTCGCGGTTTGCGGCTGGCCTTGCAGTCGATCCTGAAGGCCCGCGCGCAGGTGAAGGAGACATGAGTAGCGTTGAGTTACAACCGGCCCCGGCTTCCATCGAGGCAATCCTCGAAATCATGCGGCCCACCGCTTACCGCCTCCTGGTGCGCCTGCTCAAGCTGGGCGAGCAGACCAAGGGCGGGATCTATCTTCCTGAAAACGCGCGCAAGGCGCACGAGGCGGCCAGCCAGATGGCCGTGGTGCTGGCCATGGGCGCGGCGGCCTACCGGGAGTACGAGCGGTTTCCCTGCGGGCCGTACTGCCAAGTGGGCGACACCGTCCTGATGCGGGAGTATTCGGGCACGCGCTTCTGTATCGACGGCGAGGAGTACCGGCTGATCAACGACGACACGGTCGAAGCCGTGATCTACCAGCCCGAGCGGATCACGCGAGCGGTATAGGGTTATGGCGGAAGAAGGCAAGGACATCACGGTCGAAACGGAAGACGGCGGGATCGAAGTGGAGGTGGTCCGCGAGAAGCGCAGCGAGCGGCCCACGCTCCGGGGCGACACGCGCTCGCTCGATGTCAAGGACGACGAACTCAGGAAATACTCGGACGAGGTCCAGGACCGCATCAAGAAGCTGCGCTTCGCCTACCACGAGGAGCGCCGCATCCGCGAGCAGAAGGAGCGCGATCTCGCCACCAGCACCGATTTCACGCAGCGCCTCTACCGGGAGAACGCCGAGCTGAAGCGCAACGTGGCGCGCGGCGAGCAGGCGGTGATCCATCAGGCGATCACGCGCACCGACGCCGAGATCGCGCAGGCCAAGCAACTGGCGAAGCAGGCGCACGAGGCGGGCTCCATCGACGACTTTCTGACGAGCAACGAGAAGATGGCGCGCGCCGTGGCCGAGAAGGAGCGTCTGCACCTGCTCAAGGACGCGCCGGTCGAGGATGCGCCGCCGCCCGCGCAGGCCGCGCCGCCGCCCGCTCCCGGCCAGCCGCCGCGCGATGTGCGCGCCGATGCGTGGTTCGCCAAGAACACGTGGTGGGGCAAACCCGGTTATGAGAAGCAGACCCGGTATTTGAAGGGCCTGCACCAGGATCTGTTTGAGCGCAACATCACCTCGCTCGGCACGCCCGATGTCTACTGGAAGACCATCGAGGAGGAGTTAGCGACTTTGCCCGGTCTCGAAAACGGCAATGGCAACGGCCATGAGCCCGACGAGGAGCCGCGCGCCCATACCCGTCCGTTAGCAGTGGCGGGCGGCACACGCAGTGCCGGATCTGCGACCGCTGGCCGCTCCCGCGTTATCCGGTTATCAGAATCGCAGGTGCGGCTGGCGCACCGGCTCGGCATCACGCCTGAACAGTATGCTGCCGAGCTGGTCCTTCAAGAGGAACGGGGGGAAGCGAAGCATGGCTGACCGAACCCCGAGAGAGCAGGAAACTCGCGAGTCGGAGGCGCGCGCCCCCGCATGGCGGCCCGCCAATTCACTGCCCGACCCCGCGCAGCGACCGGGAGTCAAATTCCGGTGGATACGAACGTCGGCTGGTGGACAGTCCGATGCAACCAACGTCTCGCGCCGCCTGCGCGAGGGCTATGTGCCGGTGAAGGCCTCCGAGCATCCCGAACTCCAACTGCTCACCGACAGGGACTCCCGCTTCCCCGATTCCATCGAGGTGGGGGGACTGCTCCTATGCAAGGCTCCCGAGGAAATCACCCGCGCGCGCAGCCGGTATTACCGTGACCAGACCGTGGCGCAAATGAACGCAGTCGATAGTCAACTCATGGCTGAGCAGGACCCACGGATGCGCAGCATGTTTCGGGAAAGTGGAAAACCGCGAACCCGTTTCGGACCCGAGGCGCGACGCGATCCTGGGGGCGAAACGCAATTGCCGACCGGCGTGAGGTGACACTGCACCCGCCTCCCCGCTAGGTCCTGTTCGCGCGCGCGCCCCGGCGGGCGTGCGTGACCGCCAACGTGTACTCAACGGAGAGACTCATCGCTTATGGCGCAAATCAGCAGTCCCTACGGGATGAGGCCGGTGCAGATCTTCGGGGGAACGCCTTTCGCTGCGGCGATTCGCAGTTACCCGGTGTTGAGCAACCCGACCAACCCCATCTTTTTCGCCGAGCCCGTCGCCATCGTCGCTGGAAATATCCAGAAGATCGCGGCGTCGCCCACCAATGCCACCACGGCCAATTCGCCCATCGGCGTTTTCCTCGGCGCGGAATGGCAGGACCCGATTCGCGGGTTCGTCAATTCGCAGTACCTGCCGGGAGGCCTGGGCACCACGGCCACCCAGGTGCGCTGCAAGGTCCTGGAACACCCTTGGGCGGTCTTCAAGATCCAGGCTTCTGGGCCGGTCAACAACAACCAGCTCCAACTGAACATGGGCCTCTTGGCCAGCTCGCTCGTTCCCGGCTCTGCCAACGGCAACATCGCGACCGGCGACAGTCTGATCGCGGGCGACGCGGCCAGCATCGCCGTCACCGCCACGCTCGCGCTCACCATCGTGGGCTTCCCCAATGCGCCCGGTTCGCAGCCGGGAGATCCCTTCACCGACGTGCTGGTGTGCTGGAACTTCGGCGTTCACCGCATGATGAACTCGCTCGCGATCTAAGGAGGATAAGTTATGGCGATCTCTAGAGCACAATTACTCAAGGAACTTATCCCCGGATTAAACGTCCTGTTCGGCGTGGAGTACAAGCGCTATCAGGAGGAGCACAAGGAGATTTTCGCCATCGAAAATTCCGAGCGTTCCTTTGAAGAAGAGGTCAAGATCACCGGCTTCGGTCCCGCCCCCGTCAAGCAGGAGGGCGAGGCCATGCAGTACGACGACGCCCAGGAAAGTTACGTGGCCAGATACACCCACGAGACCATCGTCCTGGGTTTCGCAATCACCGAGGAAGCCGTCGAGGACAACCTCTACGACTCGCTCAGCGGGCGCTACACCAAGGCGCTGGCGCGCTCGATGGCCCACACCAAGCAGACCAAAGGGGCGGCGGTCTTGAATAACAGCTTCGACCCGCTGCATCCCATGGGCGACGGCGTGGCGCTCTGTTCCACCGTGCATCCGCTCGTGACCGGGGGCCTCGTCAACAGCAACACGCCCGCGACCCCGGCGGATCTCAACGAGACCTCGCTCGAAAACGCGGCCACGCAGATCGCGGGCTGGGTGGACGACCGGGGCCTGTTGGTCGCGGCCAAGCCGCGCAAGCTGATCATCCCGGCGGGCCTCATGTTCACCGCGACACGCACCCTGCGCAGCCAGTACCGACCGGGCACCGCCGACAACGACATCAACGCGATTTACACCAACGGGACCATCCCCGACGGGTATTTCGTCAACCATTACATTACCGACCCCGATGCGTGGTGGATTGTTACGGACATACCCAACGGGCTGAAGCATTTCGTCAGAGTCCCGCTGAAGACCGATGATGACGGGGATTTTGATACGGGGAATGTTCGCTATAAGGCAAGGGAGCGGTATTCCTTCGGCGCGAGCGATCCCTTGGGGGTCTTCGGTTCGCCGGGAGCTTGAGCGAAGTTAGTAAAGTCCTTCGCTTGGGGAGAAGGGCGGGTTATCTAAAAACCAGCTTGGGAATAATCTCGGGGGAGGTAACCTAAGTTGCCCAGTCAAGATAACTCGCCCGCTTACTCCGTAACCTCGGGCGCGGGCGGGAGCGCCTGTTCCTGCATCGCCGCCTGCTGATCCGCCGCCTGCTGCGCGCTCGCCTGATCGCTCTTGTGCTGGCGATCCGCCGCGCCTTCCTGGATGTCCACCAGATGCTTCAACGCGCCCTGGCGCTCGTCGCTCTGAAGCTGCGCGTGCTTGAACTGGTGGTCGAGGAAGGCCTGCCGGTCGCCCGATTGGGTGGCGGCGTGGGCGGTGCCTGCGGTAATCAGGGCGCGGTTGGTTTCGCCCTGGATCTGGGCCGCCGTGCGCCGCTCCTCGCTCGCCATCTTGGCTTGGTCGGTCTGGCCCTTCTGAAGCAATTTCTGCTGCTCCAGTTGCAGCTTGGCCTGATCGCTCTGCTGCTTGCCCTGCACCTGGGCCTGTTTGATCTGGAGTTCCTGTTGCTGCAACTGCACCATCGGGTCCTGCGCCTGCTGCTGCTGCTGGGTCTGCTGCTGCTGGGCCTGATTCTGGCCGAGCAGTTTCTGCGCCGCCTGGGCCTGGATGCCGCTTAATTGCTCCTCGACCTCGGGCGGCAGCTTGGTGGCGCTGTTGGGCAGGGGCACGCCCATCTGCATTTCGATGTCCTTGCGGTACTGGTAGGCGAGGTGCTCGGCGATGTGCGCCTGCCCCGCGCTCATGATCGAGGGCATCAAGGGCGACTGCTGCAAGGCCTGCTGGATCTTGGGGTCCTGGAGGAAGGCTTGGTGGGTCTGGAGGTGCGCCTGATGGTCCTGCCACTCGAAGGTCTTGACCGGCTTGCTCATCAGGATGTGCATGTTCTCGGTGACCGGGTCGGCGGGATCGATGTCGCTCTTGTCGGGCACAATCTGGTCGGCGTTGTCGATGCCCAGCACTTCGAGCATGGAGCGGTGCAGCAGCGGCAAATTGTAGAGCTGCGGGGCCTGCGCGGAGAGTTGCAGGGCGGCCTGATACTCCATGACGCGCTGCGCCACCGTGGCCGAGGCCGGGTCGCTCACCGGCACGATGGTGAGCGCCTGCGCGTAGTCCTGGCGCTTGGCGCTCTTGGGCGCGTTGACCGGGTCGTAGTCGTAGTCGGGGTCGGTGAAGTCTCTGATCAGCTCGGCCAGGATGGTCAGTTCCTTGCCGAGCGTGACGTGGAGCCGCGCCTGCACCGCCGTGATCACCTCGGTGGCCTGCTCGATCAGGGCGAGCATGGTGCCGACCGGCGCGTTCTGCGAGCTGGTGTTGATCTCCAAATCGGCGATGGACGCGAATGCCTTGCCCTCGCCGACCAGCATCTGAAGTAACTGGAAGAGGACCGCGCTCGGCTCTTTGTATGGCAAAGGAAACACGCTGTCGGCGATCTTGCCGGTGGGGATATCGACGTCGCGCCACTCGCCCGGTTGAATCGGGTCGCTGTCGCCCTTGACGCGCATGCCCCTGGTCTTGAGGCCACCGGGCAAGTTACTCAAGGTCCCGGCATCGACGAGCTGGCGCAGGATCGAGGTGCAGCCCTTGCCGATGCCGCCGATTAAGTGGAGCAGGCCGAGGCCGTAAGCGCCCTTCCAGGGCACGTAGCGGTAATGGGCAAAATAAGGTATTTTTGTCTTTTCCGGGTCCTTCTCGCGCCAGTTGCGGCGCACGGCCAGCACCTGATTCGAGTTCTGCTCGATGGTGACGATGTAGGGCACGGGCTCGTCGCCGTCGTCCAGGTCGTCGAACTTGAGGTCGGCGTGGATCTCGCGGATGGTGAGCAGCTCGTTGAGCGCGTAGCTCGGGCGCATGCCCGCGAGGCGGCTCACCTTCTCCTCCACGCGGCTCAGTTCGACCGGCGCTTGCGAGAGCGCGACGTCGCGGTAGAAGCCGCGCTGCTGGAGCCGGATGACGTCGGTGAAGGCCTGTTTCATCAGGTGCGTGTAGCGCGGGCAGCTCTCCAGATTCGGAAAACCGTACGGCTGGATGAAGTCGCTCGCGGAGACGAACTGGGCCATGGGCCGCTTGGTGAGCGGGTCGAAGTAGACCTTGCGGAAGGCCGAGCCATCGACCGGCAGCGCGAAGAGCAACTGCTCGGTTTCGTCCCGGTATTCGGGCATTTTCTCGACAATCCAGTGATTCAGGTCCGCAGCTACCCGTTTGGCCTGGGCGAGCTTGGCGTGGTCGGCCTCGCCGATGATCTTGGCGTGCGCCGGTCCCTCGGCGGGGAAGAGCTTGGTGATCGACTTGGACTGGAAGCGCACCGCCGATTCGAGGATCATGGGGTGGACGATGCCGCAGGCCCCCGGCCAGGGCATGGTGCGCTCGGTGACCTTGATGCCGAGCAGGTCCAGGCCCTCGGTGAGCGCCGATTCCCACTCCTTGCGCGAGCCCAGGTCCTCGTCCACCGCCTGCTTCAGGTCGCTGGCGAGGGCGAGCAGGGTCTGCTCGGGCAGCAGCTCGGCCAGATTGACGTCGTGCGGCTCCTCGGGGCCGCCCAGTCCCGGCAGCGGGTCGCCGTAGTGGATCTCGACGCCGCCGTCGGGCAGGCGCACCACCCGGCCCGTGTCCTGCGCTGCCGGATATTCCACCACCGGCATGGACGGGTCGGCGTCATAGCGGCGCATGGATCGCTCGATCATCGGGGGCTTTCCTTACACGACGAGTGTATCTCACGAGTAAGTGCCTCGGGGAGCGTGGGTTGAGCGCGCTTTTGCCCGGTGATTCCCGTGGCACTACTTACGTTGTAGCGATTACTACAATTAAGTTCACGGGGAAAATAAAATGTACCGGAAAACTATTGCAACTCGTTTTACGCAGTCGTATCATCATCTGGAATTCTTTAATTCAGCTATCTTTTATTTGGTTGTGAAGTCGCAGTGAATGCGTTAGAGTGACCGTATCAGCGTCGGGACGATCCCCGCAGAAGCCGAACCGAGCCCATCGGTGCCCCGGCTAGAGCGGGCCAAGGCCGCACGCGGCAGTGAAACCTGCCATTCCGGGTGCTTCTCAGCTCCCGGTCCCTGTGAACAATTTAACGAGGAGAAGTGTGCCTAATGAGTATGCCTCCTGTCGCGCTGCGGACGGCTGGCTTTTTGACCGTCCATTTCATCGCGCGCTACGTCGGCGTGGTTTCGGCGACGGCGCGCAAATGGTTTGAAACGACCGACGGCAACGGCGCGCGCAGGCCCATCGACGGCGTGGTGGACATGCCCGCCGGGAGCCAGCGCAACCGCTACTACATCCCCGAGAAGGTGGCGCGCGACGTGCTCGCGCGCATGAATTTCCCCGCCGCCATCATCGACGGCCTGATCGAGGACCACCGCGCCACTCAGAACGGGACCGCGCCCAAGCGCGCGGCCAACGGCAAGAAGCGCGGGCGGCCCCCCGGCAAGAAGAAACCGGAGCGCGAGCGCGCGGCGCGGTCGCGCCGGGTGGCGTCATGAGCGCCGCGCATTTCATGGAGACGCCCTACGGGCTCTACCGGCGGGTCGCCGACGCGCGCAACGACGTGGCCTGCGCGCTGCGCTACCTGCGCGCGAGCGAGGGCGAGGGCCGCCTGATCGAGTTGTCGGTGGCGAGCGAGTCCATCGCGCTGCACTGCCTCGACTGGGTGCTGGGCCGGGAAAACGGCAAGGCCTTCGAGGAGCACCTCCAGGCGCTGCGCGTGGTGCGGCCCGAGATCGAGCGCAGGCTCAAGGAGCCAACGTCATGACCGAGCCCGTGATGCGCGGCGAGAGCGAGTTGCAGCTCGCCCACGACATCCTCGGCATGGCGGTCTGCTACGGCATGGAGGAGGGCTTCTTCGAGAGCGAGCGGGAGCAGGCGCACGTGAGCGATCTGGCCAAGGTGCTCTGCTGGTGCCTGGGCCACACCCACCGCAACGAGTTCGGCGAGCTGCTCCAGGAGCTGGCCCAGCGCCTGCGCGCGGCGGGCTACCTCAAGACCGAGGCGGAAATGCGCGAGCTGAAGGAGGCGGGGGATGATTCCAGGGGCCACCCCGGAGCCGGGGCCAAAACCCAAACCGAACCCGTGTCCTAAGTGCGGCGCGGACCTGCCTCTCCGCAGTATGACCACCGTGCCCTGCGAGAAGTGCCTCAACGCGGCCTACCTCGCGAGAGCGTGCGCGACCGCGAGGGCGAGGCGCTGGCCAAGGACCCGAATCCGCTCTACCGCGTGGCCATGGGCAAGGGCCGCCTGCGCCATATCGTGCTGCGCAGCGATAACGGATTTTGCTTTTGCGGGGAGAAGCCGCAGGGGTCGCGTAAGCAGTGGCTGCGTATGCGCCTGCGCGAGCTGCCCAAGGATATGTGTACCGATTGCCTGCGCGCGGTCGAGCACGTGCTGCGCGCCATCCACCCGGTGTAGGAGGGATTACGATGCTGACGGTTCATTTCGTTTTGATGCTTTTGGCGTTGGTCTGTCTGGTGCTGGCCGCGCTGGAGATCCACGCGCCCAAGCTCAACCTGCTGGCCTTGGGGCTCGCGCTCTGGGCCTGCTCGGTGCTGATTCAATAACGGCCATGAAACCGAATTTACCGAGGTAGCAAATGACGGAAGAAGAAAAAAGGATCATGATCCGGCTACAGGCTGCACGCTATTTCTTGCCCGATGCCGCGAAGGAGGAAATTGTCGGCTGGGTGGTGAGGCCGCGCCAATCCCTTGGCGAAATTTTCAAATTTCATCTGAAGTGGTTGCTCGGCGAGAACGCAAGCATCAATGCAGGGGAAGCGGCGGATTCGTTCGCCTACGCCTATGGCGATGTCTTCGGGTTGCGCTCGACATATGACCTGTCCTATCTGCGACGTATGGCGGGTGATTTACTGCGCGGATTGGAAGTTGGCTACGTGCATGACGAAATGCGGGAGGCGATCCAGAAGTTGTGTGATGAATGCTTCCTTTTCGAGGG